GAGTATTTCTTTCTCAGTTACTCGGGTGTAGGGTTTACACTCACTGAGTTTGAAAATCTCACGTTCCGAAGGAGACACACCTACTTAGAGAGGTTGAAAGCACAAAAAGAAGCAGAAAAGAAACATTTGAATAAAAAATAACATGGCATTAGGGACATTTTCGGGCGGAGGCATAGGTTTTGGCGTGGCATTCACCCTGCAAGACTACTTTACAGCAACAGCCGATAAGATAGAGAATAAAATGGTTAATCTTAGCTCGGCAACGGATAAGATAGCCAATAAGATAAATGACAGCTTCGGAAAAATAGCTTCGGGAGCTGCCATGATAGGCTCGGGGGTGGCAATAGTCGCCCCTCTTATGGCTGCGGTTAATCTTAGCTCGGATTATGCGGAAAACATGAATAAGTTAGACGTAGCATTCGGTAAATATGCTTCTGACGTTAAAACGTTCACTGATGGTACGCTCCAAAACTTCGGTATTGATAAAATCATGAGTTCTGACATGGCTAGTTTATTCGGTGACATGGCAACAGGTATGGGCTTTGCTCAGCAAGATGCAGCAGGCCTATCTATGAAATTAGTGGGTTTAGCTGGTGACTTGGCATCGTTTAAGAATATTTCTCATGATGTAGCCAAGAACGCACTTAAAAGTGTGTTTACTACAGAAACTGAGGCTTTAGGAGGGCTTGGTATAGTGGCAAGTCAGCAAAACTTACAGAATTTTGCAAAGACTCAAGGAATAACTACACCCTTCGCCAAAATGTCTCAAACTGAGAAAGTTATGCTTAAGTTTAACTTCGTCATGGCCGCAAGTAAAAATGCAGTGGGTGACTTCGTGCGGACAGGCGACGGATTCGCCAACACTCAACGGAAAATGATTGGTACATTCAAAGAATTGGCGGTTGAGATAGGCGACAAAGTAAAACCTGCCTTAACTTGGCTTTTCGCTGGTGTAATGTCTCTTACTCAGATGTTTGTCAACTTCTCTAAGACAGGGTTAGGAAAATTCGTAATTAATATAGGCATTCTAGGCATGGTATTGACAGCCTTAACCCTTATTGGCGTGGGTGTGGTCATGATGTTTGAGGCTTTGGCTGGTGTTATGGCAACTGTTTTAACTTCAATGCTCCCTATAATCTTTGAAGTCGGTTTATTAGTTGGTGGATTAGTTCTGTTGTGGGCAGCCATCGACAGCGGCAGTAACGCTTTAATGATTTTTGCTTCACTCATTGCTATTGCATTCGGGCCGCTCGGATTATTGGCGGTTGGTGTTATGGTAGTGATTAAAGCGGTGAAAGACTTCAACGCTTATATGTCGAACGGTTTAGAAGTACCTAATAACGGCCCTATTACTTGGTTTTTGAAACTTGGTGCAATACTTTCATTCATTGGCGAGGTTTTCTCTTCTATGAGTGATGAGGGTTTTACACTGTCTGAAAACCTAGAAATGGCACTAAAAAAGATAGGAATCTTTGAATTTGCCATTGCAATAGCCACTTGGATCGGTCGTATTCGTGCCTTTTTCATGGGTGTTTGGCAAGGTATCAGTGAGGGTGCAATGGTGATATTTGGAGTGTTTCAGGCTATATTTGGCTACTTTGACTCACTATTGCAAAGTATAGGTTTATTCGATGCTACGCTTGACAAAAATAAAGATTCGCTCAACAGTTGGAAACAAGTTGGAGTTTATGCAGGCTACGCAATAGCAGCAGTGCTCGGTGTAATCATGGTTGGAGTCTCTATGTTGGCGATTGCTTGGGCTGCCGCTGGTGTTATGATGCTTATTACTTGGGCACCTATTATTTTAATGGTTGGTGCAATTATAGCTGTTATTTGGGCTGCAATTTGGGTGTTTAATCATTTTGGTGAAATTGTAACTTGGGTAGGTCAGTTAATTTGGGGTACTCTTACATGGGTCTATGATGGCTTTATTTGGCTATTTGGTTTTATATTTTCTTTGCCTTCGATGATGTTTAATTGGGGTGTTGACTTCGTGCTCAATCTTTGGGAGGGTATAAAATCCATGTGGGGCTCATTAGTTGCCTGGCTTGAGTCTATGATTACAGGTATTTGGGACACAGTGACAGCACCTTTCAAATGGCTTGGTGATAAGATAGGAGGCGCAACTGATTGGATAACAGGGGCAGACTCAGGATCAGAGGCAGGCAATATATCAAGTGCAGCAGTAAACGAAGCAGCAGGGCTATCTAATACAATGGCGAGTAACTTCGGGCAACAATACGCAGGAGGCAGCAGCACAAATACCACTACTAACAACAACACAACCACGCAACCAGCAGTAGTTAATTTGCAGTTAGACAGTGATTTGATTTACTCTAAAATGATTGAAAAACAAGAAATGGACAACGCAAGAAAACCGTAATCATGGCAACAACAGATAAAAAACTATATTTCATTCTTGTAGATGACCCTACTAAGCAACTATACATTCAATTCGTACCGCCTGACTTGAAAATCAATAGGGCAGTGAGTGTGCAGGACGTTCAAGTTGTAGGGCGTAACAATCCGTTTTATCAATATACAGGAGGGGCAAAAACTTTGTCCCTCCAACTTGATTTTTATGCAGAAGAGGAAAGTAGAGAGGACGTTATAAGGTCGTGCGAGTGGTTAGAGGCTTTGACCTACAATAACGACGGCGCAACAGATTCGAATGGACGTGAGCTAAGCAACAGCGAGAAAAGACCTTCTAGAATTAAGCTAGTTTACGGTGATTTATTCAGAGATAAGAATTATTTATGGATTGTAAAGTCCCTCAATTATACTTTGTCTAGATTCAACAAAGAGAAAGGATTTTTACCGCAGCAGGCATACGTTGACCTCACACTTGCATTAGACACTGACATAGACTACAAACAACGTGATTTAATTTTCTAATTATGGCTACACTAGAATTAAGAGAAAATAATTTATACATTAATGGACAAGTCATAGACTTTGGAGACGAGCAGCTTTTAGTTCGTGAGCCTTTGGTTATAGTAGGAAATGAATTAGATCGCTATCACATTGTAACTGAGTTTGATAGAATAGATTTAATTGCATATCGTTACTATAAATCAGTTTCTATTGACCCTTCGAAATGGTGGTGGGTAATTGCCGACGCAAACAACATAATCGACCCTTTTGATCTATCTGACTACGTAGGTAAAAACTTACTCATTCCTGACTTAAACCGAATTAAACTAGTACTATGAAAACACCTATCGTTAAAGTTTTTATCAAAGATTCAGGCCGTGACATTTCCGATTTTGTCGAAAGTGTGCGGTTTGAGCAGGCTTTGGAGGTGGATAATTATGCTGAGTTTGACCTTAGGGCAGGTACTAATTACTCTATTGTAGATGACGACGATATTGTATCAGGCACTATTTTACGCTTTCAGTTTGGTTATTTAGGGCAAGAAATGAGCCCTTTACATGAGATTAGAATCACTGACATAGACACTGACTATGGGCAAAGAGTAAAATTCAAAGTTAAGTGTTTAGATTTGGGTAATGTTATGCGTAAAGTTAGTGAACAAACCATTTGGAAACAACTAACTTCTTCACAAATTGCCGAACAGATAGCATCCAAGTACGGATTAACTCCACAGATACAAGCAACTACTTACGTTTGGCCAGTGTTACCGCAGGGCAACCGTGATGACTTCGAATTATTAACCTATTTAGCATCTAAGGAGTCAAACGGTGACTTTGTTTTCCACATCCAAAACAACCTACTCATTTTTGAGAAAAAAGACTTTGACAAAGCCTCAACGGTTAAATATACCTACGGTGTTAACATAGTCAGCTTTAAGCCAAAATTGAGAGAGGCGAAGCAGTCAGGAGCCGCAAACAATGTGAGTGTGTTAAGTGTGGACGCATTGACAAAACAGAAAATAAATGTCTCAAACACAGATACAAGCACACTATTAGGAGACAATCCAATGAAATTAATCATGGGTGACACTCCGACCAAAACTGACAAAGATTTGCCTAAAACAACGAACAAAGGAACCGCCTACGATTGGGATGGTAACCCATTGAAAAAAGGCGCAAGTGACAATACCCCAGTCACAGCTAAGAAAACGGTATTTAGTGGTAGCTCTGACAGAAACGAAATGCAGAACTTGGCCAATAGTACGTTTAAGCGAAATAACGAGAAAATATTAGAAGCTACTTTAAACATTGAAGGTAACCCACTATTAAAACTAAGTGACATTATTACGATCTCAAACGTAGCGTTAAGGCATTCAGGAAATTGGAAAATTGAGAAAATAAGCCACTCTTTAGGCTCATCTGCTTACATGACAACCGTAACTTTAAGTAAAAACGGTACGACCAAAGCAGCCAATAAGGACGAAGTTACAACCCCCTCCACAGGAACGACTGTAAACAAAACAGAAGGCAATGGAACAGGTGACACTAAGAAAACGGTTAAGTATTACAATTGGGACGGTGACAAAAAGAACAAATAATGAAAGAGGAAAAATACTATGGATGTTATAAGGGCTTTGTTTTTTCGAATGAAGACCCTGAATTTTTGTTAAGGCTACGTGTTGAAGTTCCGCAGATTTACGGTGATGAGTCGCCTGATATTTGGGCATTGCCTAAGGGTGTTTTTTGTGGGGCTAACATTGGCTTTGTGGCAGTACCTAACAAAGCCGATCCAATTTGGGTAAGCTTCGAAGGGGGAGACACTCGTTTTCCTATTTGGGAGTATGGGTGGTTTGCACGTGGTGACATGCCAGCAGCAGCCAACAACAACAATGGAAAGCCTACTAATACAGTATTGCAGACCACCTCAGGGCACAGAATTGAATTAGACGACAAAGCAGGCAGTGAAGTTATAAGAATCACAGATAAGTTTGGAAACATCATTGAAATGAATTCAAACGGAATAAGTCAAATTGCGGATAAAATAAGTCAGGGCTCACTAAATAACAGTGCAGAAAAGGCGGTACTTGGTGATACTTTGAAAAGCTTATTAAATGAATTTATTGCAGATTTGGGGACGCTTGCCAATATACCAGTAAACCCCAGCACGTTTTTAACAGCTCCTATTTCCACAGCTCCAACGTGGGCAGCTTTCGTTTTAGAGTATCAAACAAAGTGGAATGATTTTTTAAGTAATAAAGTTACATTAGATTAAGAATATGGAAAATTATTTAGGGGTAGGCATTAAATACCCGATCCAAATCGTAAACGGTAAACCAGCTTTGAGTTATGACGAAGACAACATAAAACAAAGCTTATTTCAACTCTTAAGCACTCCAGTTGGTAGTCGTTTGTTTCTGCCTGAATATGGCAGCCGCTTAGACGAGGCTTTGTTTGAGCAAAACGACGAAGTATTAAAAGCTTTATTGCAAATGTTTATTGTTGAAGCAATTGAGGTTTGGGAGAAGAGAATAAAGTTAAAAAAAGTTTCTTACACTCAAGAAAATAATGTAATTTTGTGTGAAATAACTTATAACGTCTTAGCATCCAATGAGATCAACAGTTTTGTTTACCCTTTTTACAGAGAATTAATTTATTAAGACATGGGATTTTTAACTCAAAGTTGGGTCAAGTATATAGATAGAAGCTACCAACAAATTAAACAGAATACTATCACTAATATGCAGGCGAAAGTGCCTGAAATAACCGACCACACAGAAGGTAACATTTTTGTTAAAATGATTTCGATTTGGTCAGGTATTAGTGAGATGTTAGGGTATTACGTAGACTCAGCAGGTCGTGAAATATTTCTAGATTCTGCAAGGCTTTACAAAAATAAAGTCAAAATTGCACGTTCCTACGATTACAGGATTCGTGCGAGCTCAGCAGCTACCGTAAACCTACAATTCACCCTTAACGCAGCAGCACCGTCTAACGTAACAGTTCCAGCAGGTACGATTTGTGAGACAGCAGAAGGCATACGCTTTAAGACGTTGGCAAACCTCGTTATTACAACAGGGAACACAATAGGCAACGTTACAGCGGAGCAAGTAGAACTATTGACCAACGTAACAATAGGAAATAGCAACGGCTTAGCAAATCAAGAGTTTGTTTTACCTGACAATGTAGTTGACAAATCAGTTGTAGTTAGAATCAATTCGATAGCTTGGGAGAGTCAAGAAACATTTGCTTACTCTTATCCAACAGCTCAATTTTTCCAATGTAACGTTAACGAGCTTGGACAGCCTATTATCCGTTTTGGTGATGGTGTTATCGGTGAAATTCCTACAAATACACTTGCAATAGTCACTGATTATAAGGTAACTAGAGGCGAAGAAGGCAACGTAACAACTAATACAATTGTAAACGTGCTTACTCCTATCGTATTGCCTCCAACATACACTATTGCAGTTACTAACCCTGACAGGGCAAGTGGTGGATCGGGAATTGAGACAAGCTCAGAAATTACTAGAAATGTCCCTTTAGCCTCAAGAACTAAATACAGAGCAGTTACTTTGCAGGACTACATCGACGTTACAGAGCTTGTAAATGGTGTAGCTAAAGCAGGGGTTAATTTCGTTTGTGGCAAGAAAGTAAATATCTACGTTGTACCAGTGGGCGGAGGTGTAGCGTCAGGGGCTTTACTTTCTGCGGTTGGTGTTTGGTTAGACGAAAGAAAAATGATTACTACACAGTTAGCTATATTCACAGCAGGCGAAGTAAGAATTTTACTAGAAATCAGTTTGAGAGTTAAGCCTCAATATGTCCAAAGTGAGATCGTGACAAACGTAACAGATAATTTAACTGAATTCTTGTCTTTCTTAAATCAAAGCATTGGCGGCAGTGTTAGAATCAGTGATTTGTACGCAGTTATAGAAAACACAGAAGGCGTGGACTTCTCAACTATTACTTTAGTGTCTCATGTGCCTTATGCGTTCCCTGACCAAGTAAGTATGCCTAGTTTGAATTGGACTAGAGAGGTTAAAGCAGGTAGTGTTGGCGAGGTGTCATGGAATATTACTATGTTGTCACCTACTACGTTTAGACTCATGAGAGAAAACGTTTTAGTAAGTAATTATACAGTCGGGGCGTTGGTGAGTTTGACTGAATTAGATTTTACAGTTAATGCAGGGGCTTACTCTACGAATGACAAGTGGACTTTCAAAACTTACAAGTACAATGATAGTTTGATTTTGAACGAACCGAGTTTACCAGTATCTTTGTCAGGTGATATCACAATTAACGCAACAGGGGGTATATAATGCAGTTCGAGTTTAACATATTCAAGTACTTTTCTAAGTCTGACAAGAGGGTTGATAGCAACAAAGACATAGCAGGAAAAGGCACTCTAGAACGCTTTAACGAGTGTATAGGTGCTGATATAGACGACTTAAAACCGTTTATTGACTCTATTTTAGATAACTTGTACAACCCTGAAACGTGCTTTGATCGTTACGTGCCTTATTTGGAATCAATGACAGGCTTTGACATCGACAAAGGGTTAATTTATTTGTATCAAGATTTGGATTGGAGGCGTAGAGTATTGAAGCATGTTTTCAGGTACTACAACATCAAAGGAACTAAAAAAGGCTACGAAGTATTATTTCAGTTGATAGGGATTACAATGTCACTGACTGAATACGACAACACCAACAGTTTTGATTCTCCTTTAACCTTTGATTCGCCTGGCAGAGTCTTTGACAGAGGGCGTTGCTTTGGTTGCAGCGGTTATACACTTGATTTAGTCGGCCCTACTCTTACACCAGAGTTAAACGCTGCTATACTCAACATCATTAAGTTTAACCAGCCTATCAATGCTACTTTACAAACTTTAACTTATAACTCAGTCCCGATTGGAGGGGCTTAACTATTTATATTATGGAGATTGATACACTACTTAAAATCATAGAGTTAGCCTCTATTGTTGTAGTAATAACAGGGCTTTATTGGAAACAAGACAATAAAGTTAATTTACTAGAACAAAAATCGGAAATGAAGTACGATGCCTTAAAAATGGAAATTAATAATAACAAGGCACACTCGGACGATACTACTAATAGACTGATAAAGTCCATTGATAAACTAGAATCTACAATTGAACGTATGAATGAGAAATTTAATAAATCCTAGATATGAAACAGTTTTTTCAAGACCAAGACGGACAGTTAAGCTCAAAAAGATTAATAGCATTATCTTTTAGCTTGGCGACATTAATATTTATCTTTTTCTTTGAATCTCACCCACATTACGAGGTAACATTGGCTTATGTTTTAGGCTTTGTGTCTGCTTTATTAGGGGTTACAGCTTTCGAGAAGACCATTAAAAAAGACGATAACCAACCACCTAAAACACTATAATGGCACAATTTAGATTTCATAATTGGCAAGATGACGACTTAACCTTTAGCTTAAATCAAAGGTTAATGGGCGTTTTGCCTGATGGTAGATATAGAGGCTACGAAGCTAAGCCATTTGTAGCAGGAATGAATTTGATACTTTGGCACGATGTGACAGGGTACAAATACATCAAGAAGGATTTAACCAGCTTCACAAAGGTAGGGTGTGCGATCACTAAACAAGGCATGGTGATAAACGAGACAGGCGAAATTTCAATCGGAATTCTGCCAAATCTTACTAGTGAGTTTAGAATTGACTTGATAGTAATGGAGCATTTTTACGAAGATATAGTTGGAGGTACAGCCGCAACTTATCTTTCAATACAGGGCACGCCTTCGCCTTCTCCAGTTGCTCCAGCATTGACTGACCCTGACAAACAGGTAATTATTGGTTATTTGTTAGTCCCTGATGGCTGTACTTCGTTAACAGATTCAGGGGTCGCATACACTAAGGCGACTACTCCAGTGTTAGCCAATGACTCAAGCGTATTCGATAGTGCTATTTATGCACCAATAGCAGCATTGAATTTAAACAGCCTTACTGACGTTACAATTACATCTGTTGCGAGTGGTCACATACTCGTTCACAACGGTACTGAGTTTGTAAATGTAAGCTCTAAAACCCACATCCAAACCTTGCAGCTCAACATGACTGAGTTTTTCGGTTTGAGTGGTATTACCCACTTAGCAGAAGCCAATTTACAGACTTTAGTAGGTGGAGGCCCTGATGAGTACGGTTACATTGTGACTAAAAACTTTGTCCAATGGGTAATAGGGGCACCAAGCACTAAGAAGATAAGCCGTTTGACAATCTTGCCACTTGGCTCTACTCTTAAGATGATTTTTGGTGGCCCTACGTTTGCAGGTATTGTTCTTAATGGAGCAGGTGACTATGGGGTGACTATAACAGACTCTCATGGACGTACAGGAACTATTGCAATTAGAAGTGATGTAGTTTATACCTTCGTTAAGAGGTCAACAGATTGGCTGATGTATGAGGAAATGCCTAGAGCAAATTATACGCAGACAGACCCGAACGCCTTAGACTACATCCAAAACAAACCAGCAGCCTTTGTACAGACTAAAGCCAATTGGACAGAATCGAATCCAGCGAGTGATGCTTTTATCCAAAATAAACCTAAGTTATTGGAGGTTTTGGGTATGTTTACACTTACATTTAACAATATAGGTAACGCAAACACATCTACAACAATAGCAAACACTATCGGTTACCCTGTTCAAGCTATTGGTTGTGTAGTGGTAGCCACAGGTACAAGGTCTAATTCATTTACAGTTACTTTGTCCCCTTCTAATACTTTTGCCTATTACGTACAGTTTTTTATCACTAGTAATAACCAAACCGACCAAGACTCCATTGGAGTCCCAACAGTTAAACTTGTTACGCCTACCCAATTCAACTTAGGTATTAGACAAAATGCGACAACAGGAGTAGCAGCTAATATAACCGTTCAGTGTGTAATCTTAAAAATACCAATCTAAAAATATGGCAACAAAATACGCAGTTAAAATACAGGCAGCTAAAATTAAAGCCTTAGCTACATTCTCAGACGTAGAGGAATTACCTGAAGGGTTCACTGAGATTACGCACGAGAAATATATTTACTTCACAGAGAATTTGTCTAGCTTCTCAAAGTACAATTCAGTTACAGGTTTGCTAGAAACAGATGAGGACGCTTTAGGAGCCTTTAACCTATCTACCGCAATGTATGAAAGGGCTGCAAGAATAAAAGAAATAGCGAGGCAAAGAGTCTTAGTTGACACCTTAACCGAGCTAGAAGAGACAAACGAAGCTACAAGGCAGACAGCAGTATTAACTGAAATGAAAGCAGCCTACACAGCCGACTATCCAGCAATCATTCCTTAACATCTACTTGTATTTTATATTTTTTATTAGCTTTGACCCTCTTAATTCGTTAGGAGGGTTTTTATTTGTAGTGAAATTAAAAAAGGGTAGTTACCCACCCTCTCGCTAAATAATTAAACATCAAACAAAATTAGTAGTGTTATGCCAAACACCCGATTTTATGAAGGTTATACAGGACTTGAACCTGTATTGATTGCATCCGTGCGCTTTACATCACACAGCCCGATTTAATCATCGGACAACTAATGAGCGTGAGTCGCTCAAAGTAGCGTATACCATTCCGCCACCTGGCTAACGCATTTTACGCCTGCTCGGCCATTATCACACCGTACCTTTCTTTTCCTGCTATTACAAAACTAGCATCTTTTACGATATAATCGGGCAAAATTGCTTTGTATTGTTTTAGTTCGTCTACGGTGTGTAGTTTGTCTAAGTTGCCGATATGGTGCGCTAGTTCGCTTGTAATGTCGATTGCTTCCACTTGCTGCGGATCTTGGTCAAACTCTTCGGGTGTGTAAACGGGGCCGGCAAATACATCGGGTGTGTACCATTTTACACCGTTAGAGATGGCACGGGCAAACAACATGTTTTTGGGGAACTTATCAATGTTTTTGGTGCCTGCCTTTTTTGCATCTTCGATGGTAAAAATACTATTCCCTATTTTTTCTTTCCCCTGGTAAAAATCAATTGAGCATATTTTTTCGCTGCTTTCGATTACCCTGTAATCATACTTGCCGGATGCTTTCACATTTGCAGCCATTAACCCGGCTCCTACAGTCGGCTTCCCCTGTATGATATGGATTCCCGACATGGCTGCGAATGGTGGTATCCCCATTTCTGCCCCGGCTTGGATTTTCACTACCGCCTGCGCTGCGGTTTTGCAATCTACAAACATTCCGGATTCTGCAAATGCTTTGCCAATTGACATAATTTCCGTTAGGCTGCTTTGCGTTTGAATTTTTACGATTTCATTTTTCATTTTTGATTTTTTAGTAGGTTAGTGTGTAATGGAATGCCCTTGTAATGGTTAAAAATTAGTGTTTCGATATCCTCGATATCTTTGCCAATTAGATACTGCGTAATCTCGTTACCAGGATCATCATCGAAAACTTTGAAGCTTTCTAATTCGCCTTCTTCATTTATATCGTATTCGATTATAAAATCTTTGTAGCTAAATTCGGTCATGATGTTTCGTTTAATTGTTTGATTAATAAATCAGCGTAATCAACAGCTGTTTCTACTTTAATTTTCATTCTTGTAGTAGTATTTCCTGGATTTGATAAAATACCCTGCAAACACATTGCTGCTATTTGGGCGCGGTTTGTGAGTCCTGTATTACCTCGTTGGTCATTACTAAATGCAAATCCTGTTGATGAGTCGTTAGGTTCAATTGTCATTTTAGTTTGTTTTTATGGTTTTAAAATTGTTCGTTTGGATGGTACTCCTTTTCGTTAATATCTGAATTAGCGTCTGCGCTTCCCTCTGTGGTAGTTGATCCAATAAAGCGATTAATTTTTCGCGCCCTTTCGCCCGCCTCGATTTCCTCGCGGATGGGAATAATAATGTAGACATAGTACAAAATAGCTAAAATTAAGATAATTGTTGCGATTATAAATTTAAGAATTTCGGGCATGGGTTAAGATGTTGGGGTTAAAATAATTCTGATTGTAATGCCGTACTCAACATAAGTTGAAACTGCCATACCTAGACCATTATCAAATTGAAAAGTACATTTTTTGCTTTTAAAATAATCAATGTTTTCCCTGGTAAAATATCCCATTGCATCAATTGTGTCCCCCTTAATAGTAAAGTTAAAAAACCTTTCCATCTCAAAGGTATTCTCAAACTGTGTAAAATACTCTAATGCTTTTTTCATTTTGTTTTTTTTGGTTTTGTAAATGTATAAAAAATTTTGATTAAATAGTGTGCAATTCCGGATCGTGGTGAAAAAATCCATCTTCAGGCATTTTACTTTGTTTTGTTTGTCCTAAAAAACAGATGTTATATTTTATAAACATTTTATATAAATACGACTTATCAGTTAATCCGATGTGCTCACACAATGTTTTTATGTCTAACGTGTTGCAATTTTCATGCAAATAAGCCAAATTTTCAGGGGTTGCATATTCGTCAACCTTTGTTCTCCTAAAAATTTTGTGAAAAAATAACTCATGTTTTAACTGGTTTTTAGTTATGCCTAATTTTTTTGCCATAATATCTTGGCGTGTTGTGTTGATGTTATCCCTCAAGTATTGGAGATTCTCCGTGGTTAGTTTGCTGTTTTTTAAGCTCATGTAATTTGATTTTTAGTTCGTTAAGAAATTGTTGTTTAGATGCTAGTGGTACTCTTAAACTAATGTAAGTGCATGGCTCACATTTTTTCCTGCCTGCGTTTTCGCGCGCTCCGCCTCTGATTTTTTTTTCTACCAAAATTTAATTATTGAATATAGGGTTAAGAAAATGATTAATGTTACAAAATTGATGCCGATAAAACACCATGCAATTGCTGCGGTAAATGTTAAAAAGTCTTTTTTCATGTTTTAGGTTTTATTTGGTTAATGCAGTTTTTAGGATGCTGCGCCCCTTGTAAATTAATTATCTAATCTCCAAGTAATACCATTTCTTTTTTTGATTGATTTGCCATTTATTATTCTACAAAAATAAGTAGTATTTGTCCAGTCATATTTTGCAAATGCATAATCGCCTTCTATTTTTATGCTTGTTGGCTCATAATTAAATTCAGAAATAAAATTTTCAATTACTTTTTTTTCTAGTATTGTGTTTGAAGTAGTCATGTTTTAAGTTTTTAGTTGGTTATTTTCCTTTTGTTTCACAAAGATAAATACTTTATTTGAATTACAAAAGTTTTTTTCAAATATTTTTAAAATAAAAAAAGCCACTTTATGCAAGTGGCTAATTTTCAGTTAGTTATGTTTTATTTCATGCCGAAAATATTTTTTAATTTATCGACTATTTCGTCTTTTTCCTCCACCGAAACGATTTGCAAACGTTGTTTGATTTGGTTCATTGCATCGTATTTGTTGGCAGCAAATACCTTTGTTTGCATCTTTCTATCGTTCAGGATATATTTAACTATGTAGTGCTTCATGTTTTGCGATTTCAAATTCCAAATATTTTTTAGCTTTCAACAGGTCTTGCAAGGCTGTTGTATTCTCTTTTTTCCCTGCCCTGCTGATGTATTTAATGACATTGCCCAAACTGAAATTAAGGCCCCATGCTTCGATTACCTTTATCGCTTCGTAGGTGTTATCTTGGCCTCCGTAGTGGGCAGGGGTTATGGCGCAAAGTTGCTCTGTTGTTATCCTTGCTTGCGGCCTATTCCTACTCAAAAATTTTATAAACTTTTCTTTGTCAATTTCCCAACAACCTGTAAGGTCTGGATGACATTCATAAAAAACCCCGCTGTTTAATATTTTCAAATAGTCTTGCCATGCGTTCTGTTCGTTTTGTGCTGTCATAGTTTTTAGTTTTTAATATGTGATTTTACCTTTATAAATTCTCTTGTTATGAAATTCGTAATCCTTGCCATTGGAATCCAAATGTACGATTCCAAACCCGTGATTCCAACGGTTTAGTGGCAAATATTCCGGGTGTAATTCTCCGAGCGTGCCCAAACTGTATGTCTTTATTTCGTTGCCATTAATATCAACTTCGACATGGTTTGATGTTTGATGGTTATGGCCTTGAAAGGAATCCGATTTTGCCTTCGTAAATAGGGAGCGGGCAATGTTTACCGCCGAAGTACCTCCGAAATATTCGTGCCCGTGGATGCCCGTGAGGCTGTTTAACTTCATAATACGCTTTTCGCCAATGATGTGAATGCCTCGGGCCCTTGCCTTTATGATGTTTTCAAATTCAAATTCTTCAATCCCTTTTAATTCGGCTGCTTTCTCTTGTAAAAAATGCTCATATCGTTCCTCGTGGTTGCCGATTTTGAAATAAATTTGACATTTGAATTCACGCTCAAATATTTCAAACAATGCCTTGAATGTATCCAACTCCAATTTAAAATTTCGCTTCTTTGGGTCTTTTACATATCGGCTCAATTTGTGACAATCGATTGTGTCACCATTTAATAATAAAGCATCAATACCTTCCTTTTTCAAATCAGTAATGGCAAGGCTCAATGCTTCGATGCTATGATAAGGACAATGAATATCGGATAAGATACCCACTTTTTTGTGGCCTGAAATATTGAAAGGTAAAAAAGATGTTTCATCCGAGGCAGGCAAGTTGTAAGGGTTGCGCGGTCGGTCGGTAGTTACTATTGTATCGGCATCCGTTTTTTTTAGTGCTGATTCTTTTGTGTTGCCATTTTTGCCCTCAATAAATCTCAATGAACTCCTAGCATCCTCTACATGTTTAAACAACAAATCATTTTCTCCGTACATGATTCTAGCCAATTTCAATGTGGGCATGTACGCCCCGTATTTTTGTCTGTATTCTCTTGCAGTTTCGGCTTTGTTCATTAAATAGTTTAAATAATTTCTAATGTTACCTTTTCCTTTTTTTGTGCATCTTCGATTAATATACAAAGTTGGTTCATTGCGGCCTTATCGTTAACCAATCTGCCGGGTTTTTCTACATGGTGGCTAACAATTATACACCCTTCGCTGCTTAGTTCGCTGACCCCATTATGCATTCTGATTCCCAAAAAGTCAGGTACATTGAATACTCCTGTAAGCAATCTTTTAAATCGTGGGCTCCAGGTCACCGCAACAGGATAAATACCGTATGGAATAGCCGTTTGCGCTTTCACTTTAAAAATACGCTTCCACATGCCGGCTTTTGCCCTTACTTTGTCTTCAATGGTATGACAGAAAAAAACTCCATTTACATACAGTTCACCTTGTGTGTATTTATCGGTCAATACTTTTCTTTGTAATAGTAGTTTCATTTAATAATTTTATCAAGCATGTTAAAGAATAATACAATCAGCAAAAAAATACAAAAAACAGGAAAGCATTCTTTAAACCAAAAAATTATAATATTTGTCATATTATTTTTTTAAATAGTGGATAAATCAAAATTGATAAAATTAAAATGGCCATAAGCCACCAAATAATAATCTTTGCTGTGTGTATTCTATCATTCAAACGATTGATTTTTACCGCTTGCAAATTTATTTGATTTTGCAGCAAATAAATCTTTGCTGAATCCTCAAAGCGTTGCGTTATGTATAGTGTGCGTTGTGGGGTTAATACAGCCACTTTTACCGTCTTTCTTAATACAATGGTATCAATAGTGGTATCTGTCTTTACAATGGTTATAATGTCGCTTTCTGGGCATTCCACAAACTCGCTAACGGTATCAATGATTACGGTCGTATCTCGTGCAATTATGCCGCATGGGAATAATTCCCGCGTAAGTTTTGCAACTTCGGCCTTATCCTTTTTGACGGCTTTGTTTAAAAGTTTATTTGCACTTTGACAGGAAAATAAAAATATTGGTATTAATAGAAAGTATCTCATAATTTTTGTTTAAATTTGCATTTCTACAGTTGACATAGTTTTTTTTTTGGTTTCCCCCGATGTTTCTACATTGGGGGTTAATTTTTTACTTAATGTTTGCCGAACTATCCACCGCAAACTGAGAAACTAAAACCATAATCGCCCCTGCAACGATGCCATGTGTTGACAAAGATAATAACTTTTCAGTTATATTTGGGATTGCTATAATACCTGTACATAATGCGCTAAGGCTACCGCCCACAATTTGCAACCGCTTGAAAAAATCGGGTGTTTTACTTTGCAGCCTTTTTAGTACTTTTTTCATATAATTTTTGTTTGATTGATAAGTGAATGTACTTAATGAATATTTGGCCAATATAGGCCGCGCCGCCTGTTGCGAATGCAGTGAGTACGGCTATTGCCATGTCCTCAAACATGACTTTGCAAGTCACACCTGTAATCATGCCCGTTATGGTTGATATTCTTTCCTGACTCATTATGCAAGGGTTAAATTTAGTTTAGTACATGCCCAATCAAACGCGGCTAAATTTACATCTTCTTTTGCGCCCCAAACTTCATAATCTTCGCCTGATATGGTAAGATTCCCGGCGGCTAAACTTTTATTTTCTGCGCTCAATAGTGCATAGTAAAATGTCGCTGAATTTTCTAAATTATCATTTATCGAATACAGATTAATAAAAATTGCATTCATGTTGCTGCCATTTACCCACATGGCTACTGGGTTGATTTGTTTCATATTTTTAAGTTTAAAATGTTGTCAAAATTGTTCTTACCCAAGTATTTGTAGCAATACATACATATATGAATCCTGATGTTACCCTAATATCGCCCACCGTGCCCGCTGCTGTTGCGCTTGCCGGTGCTGTTGCCATGCCTGAAACAAGCCTAATATTACCATATAATCCTGTTGTTGTTGTGCTACTATTACCTATTACTGTAGTGTTACTTCCTAATCCCGTTGCATCATAACCAATCACAATTTGATTTGTTTGCGTGTTGGCTGCAACTTTTACGCCGAACCCAATTAAAATGCTATTATTCACAACTGTTGCAGTAGTAGAACCACCTGTTATAAATCGCCCTGCATTGTATCCCATTGCCACATTATTTGCACCTGTTGTATTCGCCCATAAAACCTGCGAACCTAATGTTGAATTTTGAGCACCTGTTCCATTAAATGATGCTTGATATCCAACTGCGGTACTATGACTATTACCTACATTAGAACCTAATGCTTGCGCCCCTATTCCTGTGTTACCTCCGCCTCCTGTATTTACTAATAAAGCTTGTGCCCCCATACCAACATTAGAAGTTCCTGTCCCACCTTTACCGCATTGATACCCAACAAAAGTGTTATCATCACCACTATTTGCCTCTTGCATTGCTTTGTTCCCAATTACAGTATTTCTGCTTGAAGTGCTTAATTTGGCTGCATCCGCACCAACAGCAACATTTGATAGACCCGTAGTAACTGCTGCAAGTGCGTTCAATCCAATGCCTAAATTAAAATTACCTGTACTATTTATTTTTAGGGCATCAACTCCCACGGCTAAATTTGCAGCTATTTGTCCGTTCCCCAATCCCACACGGATAGTATTAATCCTTGCATCCCCACCTACAACATCTAAAATATATCCAGCATCTACTATTCCACCTATTGTTAATCGCCCATTTGCAAAAAACCGTGTTGATGTTGTGCCTGCAAAAGTTAGCGGTTGACTATTTAAAGTTAATGTTCTTGCACCTGTCAAACTTCCATCTGAATTATAAATATTTGCACTTAAATATTGAGGTATGTTTAGTGTTGCTCCCGTTAGTGTTGCCGCTCCGCTTGTGCCTGCGGTGGTTAATGTGAGCGTGTTTTGCTTTGTTGCAATGGATGTTTTAAGATTTGCAATGGAATCAAGGAAACGCTGCACTCTGGGTGCTGCCGCCATCATTGCTGCCGTGTCGCTGATATTCAACTTTAGCGCCACATTGCTGTTAATCATGTATGAATTTTGCTTAACAAAACGTGTTGATGCTATCTTGTTGCTGCTGTCGTTGCTTAGCCACAAGGGAACGAATACACGCCCGCCGAAGCTTACGGAATCGTCAAACCTAACCGCTTTCTTGAACCATGCAGAACTGTCAATCCGCAAAGACTTGAACTGGTACAGTCTGCCAGCCATTGGCGTGGAAGTGCCGTTAAAAACCTTAACCGTGTCGTTAAAATTTGCGTCGATTGTTTCGCTGCTTTGCCCAAATGCCATGACGCCGATAAGCATAAAAATGGATAGAAAAAAACCCTTCATATTTAGATTGTTTTACCTGAATAAAATGTATGATTCCTCGCCAGGCTCGAACGGAATTGCAAACTGCAACACGCCCGTGGCTGTCGTGAATTTCACCTGCTTGTCAGTCGGTGTGCCCGATGTGATCAGTTTTGAATTACCGATGCCGTCCTTATGTACTGCTAGTACCGTTTTACCAATCAACCCGGCAAGTGTTACCACCGTTTCCCCTCCGGTTCCCGTGTATTCTATGCGCTGCAAATTGGAATATATCGGCGTGCCAGGTGTTACGGGAACCAGCGGCGTTTCCGTGAATAGTTGCGTCAGTTCGCCCGTACCCTTGAACTCCACCGTGAATGAGTTCATGCCGTCAACCGCCCCGTTGTCCTCTGTTGCCGAAATGTAGCATTCGAACTCGTCCACGTAATTGTTCACCCCGTCTATTGCTATGCGCTGGAACCTTAGCAGGATGGGCGTTCCATCCAGTTGCTTTTTTCGCAAATCGGACAATGACAGCAGGTTTGTGGCCCCGATGTTTACAAGCCCTTCAAGGCTTCCTGAAACGGATATTTTTGATGGCTTGAATGTGGCAAACTTGCCCGTACCGCTTACCGAAGTTTCAACAAAATCGGTGGTTACATTGAGGCTGCAAGTTCTTGCGCAACCGTACAATACCCAACCGTCAATGATGCTGTTGTACTCCGCCACAATCACATTTTCGCCACGTACTAAACTCATTATTTGTAAAGGTATTTGAAGGTGTAAAATTCGAGCAAATCGCCCTTTGTTTCGGTGTCTTTATACAGCTCGTAAAGCGTGCCCGTTGCGCTGTCGTTGCGGTAGTCGATTTCCACCTGTCCGATTTGAGAAAAAAGCAATTAGATGGAACGCCGATTTTATTAAGATTCCAACGCATTGCAATAGACGGGGTAAACAATTACGTGGACGAGTTTACATGCTATATTTCCGCAAGCGAGGACAACGGGGCTGTTGACGG